TGGAGTTGAATACGATTACGATGAGGGTGGAACAATAAGCAATTCAGAAAAACGGCCCACACATTTTAATCGTCTTGTAAGATAACAGGATGAGCGCTAGAGAAAATATAGTAAAGGACATAGTCCAACAGTTAAAAAATATGTCACCGCCGACACCCGGCTTGGTAGACAGGAAATTTTTTGATTTTGAAAAACTAGCAATCACACAATATCCAGCAATATTAGTCATAACTGGCAGCGAGACCAGGAATGACATAAGCATGACTGAAAAACAAGCAATACTAAATATTGTTTTAAGATGTTATGTCCGTGGCACAGAGATAGACACACTGCGCAATGATTTAATAGAAAATTTAGAGCAGACATTAGAACAAAACAGGAATAGGAATCAAACATATATTAATTCTGGATTGCATAATGTTGTCACCCGTGTGACCAACATAGAAGTTATTGATAGAAACCCACCAATTGGAGAATTTGCAATGACAGTGGAAATTACATACATTTACAAGAGGGGTAATGCATAATGAAAAAATTCAACAGCAAGCGACAGCAAGCAAATGAATCGGCAAAAAAACAACCAGCCGGCTTAAAGCAAATGGTGTCAAACAAACAACCAAAGCTCGGACTTAGTATTTCTAAGGCCGTTGCAGAGGTCATAAACACAAGGAAAAACAATGAGTGCTAACACAACAGTATACTCGGGTAATAGTGGTGTTGTGAAATTTGATGTTGGCGGATCTGCTACGGTAATAGCTTCTGTCACTGGTTTCACAATAACACAAAATGCGGACACAATAGAATCATCTGCGATGGGATCAAATGCAAGGACCTATCTTCCAGGAATGACAAATTTTTCTGGTTCAATAGATGTTAATTTTATTGAAGGCGATGCGGCTCAGGCTGCTTTATATGATGCTACAGGAAGTGCTGCAGCAACATTAGAAGTATATCCATCGGGCAACGCCGGCATTAAACTAAATGGAGAAATATTGATTACATCACACGCGATCACGTCGGGAATGAATGATCCAGTGACTGCTTCAATATCATTCCAGGGAACAGGCACATTAACAAAAACAATAATCTAATATGCCAATTGAGCTAAGGGTTAAATTTGATGCAAAGGCGGCCTCTAAGGAGGCAACTGTAAAATTACAAAAAGATTTTATTGCCTTGACAAACGACTATGTACGTTTCTTGCGATTTTATTCTCCGGTCAGATCTGGATTATTTCGTCGTTCATGGAAATCAGTAATCGGTAATCTAAAAGCAAAAATATTTAACCCTCAACCCTACGGTCCTAAATTAGAAGAGGGTTGGAGCGAGCAAGCTAAAAACGGTATTCTAAAACCGGCTCAAGCAGCATTAGATCAAAAATACAATGGAGATAAAAAATGAACTTAACAGATAAAATAAGCAAACATTATCAGGCCTCTATCAGTGGTGAATTAAAAAAATATCATTGTGAGGAATGGAGCACTGACATCTATTACAGAACAAGTTATCCAGCAAGAGACGAGACAAAAATTGTTGAACTTGCATCAAAAGGATTAGTTGTTGAAACATTAATTGAAACAGTGTTAGTAAAAGCACGTGATGCAGAAGGAAAGAGATTATTTCAAGATGCAGACCGGATAAAATTAATGAATGAGGCCGATCTTAATGTCATCATAAAAATTGCAACTGCAATTAATGGTGCAAAGATTGAACTTAACCAGGAGGCTGCAGCAAAGGAATAACTGCCAACGTTGAATTAAGATTTGTAATATTACTGGCCGATAGATTAAAAAAATCTATTGAAGAAATATTGCAAATGACGACGTTGGAATTAAATCTTTGGGCCGGTTATATTCTACTTGAGGCAAATGAAAGAAACAAGACCATGAACCAACAACAAACACAAACACGGAGAAGAAAATAATGGCTGTATTAGGCATTGATGTATTAATACGTGGTCTTGGTGGCATAAACCAACTTAGTAATTCATTAAACAGGATAGAACGTCAAGGTAATACTGTTGCAAATAGTTTTAGGCTATTGCGTGCTGCAATTGTTGCCACTGGCGCAGTTGAATTTTATAAACAGGCAATAGTATTACAACAACAGACAGAAAAATTTACAACCTCACTGTCTGCGTTGACTGGCAATTTACAAAAAGGCGGTATAGCATATAAACTTGCAACTTCTTTTGCTGAACAATATGGTTTTGAGCAACAAAAAGTTTTAAAGGCAACACAGGCATTATTATTGAATGGGGTGAAATTATCTGAAATTCCACAATATTATGAAGCAATTGGCAGAGCATCTAGAGCAACGGGCGAAGACATTGACACAGTAACAAACGAGTTTATAAAAATAAAAGATGGCGGCATTGAAAGTTCAAAATTATTACGTGGCGCTATGGAAAACATATTGCCAAATTATGTTGTCAATAATATAAGAGAAAATGGCAGGGGTGCAGAGAGAGAATTCCTACGTGTGTTTGGATCTGGTGGCGCCATAAGTGTTGCATTGCAAGGCACGTCTAACCAGACAGATATAGCATTAAATCAGTTAAAAACTAATTTTGACAAATTCACCACGGCGTTTTTTGGCACAGACCAGGCAGACAAGATTAACATATATGCCAAGACTATTGAATTCTTAACAAAAAACATGACATCGTTGAAGATTGCAGTGGCAGCTGCTGCCGCAGTATTTTTTGGTCCGCTGGGTTGGATTGCAGCAGCAGTATTAGCATTTAGTGCCGCAGTAGATCTATATAATGAATTAAAAAAAGAACCACCCGTCACGGCATGGAAAAATAGATTAGGTATAATTGGTAAAAGTGCAACTGATCTTGCTAAAAAAACTGAAGAAGCAACAGAACATTTAAAAAATCTATCACAGGCGCCATTAGATTTTATGGATGGCCTAACAACGATAGGTAAAAAAATCAGTGCAGCAGCAGATGTAGATCTTAAAAAACCAGATGTAAGTTTTTTAAAATTATTAGAAAATGCATACAAATCAACTGCTGACGGCATTGTTGATGCATTCAAAAAAATTAATGAACAAAATTCTGCATTCAATATTGCGCAAAAATCAACAATAGAATTATATAATACTCTAAAAGCCGGAGCAACAGATGCACTTGTTTCTATCATCAACGGCTCAAAATCTGCAGCAGAGGCTGGTCGAGCCCTTGGTCAAATTATACGTAATGCTGTAATAAAAGCGTTTGTTGACCTTATTATTGTTGCACCGCTAATGGCAGTGTTTACATATGTTTTAGAAAAAATTAAAGAAAAATTTGATGAAGTTACAAGTGGTGTAAGAAGAACAAACGCCGAATTGAAGCGGCAAATTGGATTGCAATTATTGTTAATGTTAATAGGAGGAGGCAGGGCACAGGGTGGACCTGTAATACAGGGAGGTGAACCAATTGAAGCTAGGGCAGTGGGCGGTCCGGCCAGTAATAGAATGCCATATCTTGTTGGTGAAGAAGGACCAGAATTATTTGTTCCTAATGCAAATGGACAAATTATATCAAACGACGAATTATTGAATAGGAATAATAATTCACAACTTGGAAATAATAATCCGCAGACAGTAAATGTAAATTTTAATATATCCACAGTAGATGCAAGCGGTTTTGATCAATTGTTGAGTTCACGGAGAGGATTGATTGTGGGTGTGGTTCAAGAAGCTTTAAATAGACAGGGAAGGAGATTATAATGAGCGGAACAATGCCAACAACAAATTATACAACATTAAATTGGAAATCAAACAGTAATATCATAAAAACTGAAACAGTCACTAATAAAATGTTTACAAAAGACCTGGGAGGACATTACTGGAGTTTTACATTGAAATCGCCTCCGTTAACGCGCGATGATTTTCAACCAGTATGGGCATTTTTAACAACACAAAAAGGTTCTTTTGATACATTTACAATTGTGCCTCCTGTAATTAGTGACACAAGTGGTACATTTAGTAATTCAAATAATATAAAATTACCTATTACATCTTCTGCTATTGTTGGATCTAGCACAATATCTGTTACGCCAGTGGGTGGAGGAACATTAAAAACTGGCGATATTATTAAGTTTTCAAATCATTCTAAAGTTTATATGTTGACTGCTAACACCACGCTGGTCAATGGAGTAGCAAACACGTTATCAATATTTCCCACATTGCTCACAGCACAACCGGGAGATAGTACCACATATGTAATATCAGAAAACGTTCCATTGAATGTCCGTCTAGTAAATGATATTCAAACATATAATACTAACACAGATGGATATTATGAATACGAGATTGATCTAAGAGAGGCTTTGTAAATGACTCGCGATCTTGGAACCGGACTACAGTCAAAATTACAAGCCAACACACGTCGTGTAATTGATTTGGTCTTAATAAAAAACGCAAATGGAGGTTTGTTGACTTTATTATTAAGTAATGGCTTCACTATGCCATTAAACTTTACTAATTGTGATGTTGACATAACATATGATTCGACATTATATGAAGCAAATAGAGGTTATATCCAACACAGTGGAATCCAAGAAAGTAGCAAATTAACTAATGAAAGATTAGATATAATATTTACCGGCGTTGATCTTGAAAATGCCCAGGCATTATTGAATAGCAATTATATAGGGGCAATAGTCCAAATAAGAAAAGCAGTAATCAACGCAGATTATTCATTTTCTGAAAACGATGTATATTTGGTTTATGAAGGCTTTATCAATACATTTCAACTACAATATAATAAACAAGATGCTGCGCTAATATTAAATGTTGGTGGTCCTTTTGCAGCATTTTCAAAAAGGACAATATATGGTTATACTACTGTCCAAAGCCATACGTTGACATTTAAAGATGACCTAGGCATGAATTTTGCGCAAAAAACATTGAGTGATATAAAATGGGGAACAGCATAATGGATAAAAAATTTGATCTATTGGAGATTGTTAAATTACATAGGCATTTCCCGCAATATAAAAATGTTCCAACAGAACAATTGATGCGAGAACTTGTCACGTTGGTAAATCTTGAACAATATATCTTAATATATTGGAATAATGAATTGGCCGGTTATAGCAGTTGGGCCTTTATGGATGATAACAGTGCAACTTATTATAAGTCTACTTTGAATGTTGAACCATATATGTGGAATTCTGGCAATGATATATGGATAATGGATTTTATGGCTGTAAAACATTTTGACAAGGTTTGGTCAACGTGCCGCTCGTTCTGGAAACAAAAATTTGGCTTGAATGCCGTTCTAAATTATATAACAGTCAAAGATAATAGCCGAATGACTAAGGTAACAAATGTGACAATTAAGGAAAACTGGTAACATGGGTTGGGTAAGAAAAAATGTAATTAATCCTATTGTTGATTTTACTGTCAATGTTGTCAAGGCAGTAATTTCGCCTTTCACGGGTGGATACAACGTCCCGGAAGTTCCAGACACGCCAGACACGCCTGTAGAATCAAACACTACTGTTGATTTTAATTCTGCAAACAGAGGAATACCAATTTGCTATGGTGATTTTGTAGAACGGGCAGTAATTCCTGTTTTTGTTGCAACCAGCGGAGATAAAAACCAATTTCTTTATATGGCCGGTATCATTGGCTTAGGATTTACACAAAATACAACGTTTGGATCAAAATTATATAATATGACATTAGATAACAATCAAGTTGATATCACCACAGCAGAACCCACAACAGACGGAAATGCGTTGACAACAAAATATACTTCCAGCCCGGCTGCCACATGGAATGAATATAAGAATAGTTCGGGTTTACCTAGACAGCCGTTATTTGGGGGAAAAGGCAACACCCAACCTATAACATTCAAAGTTACATCTGGAAAATATAAAGATAGATTAATATTCCAGTGC